AAACCAATACAGCTTTCTTGTCTAATAAACTCAGCAAAAAAGAGAGAGTTAAGGTACTACTGCATGAACTCGGACACAAAGACCACACACGCTCAGAGTACCAGAACGCTCGCCTACGCTGTGAAAACGAAGCTGATAGGAATATGATCCATCATCTCGTAAAAGACGCACTAGAAAGCTTAGACGACCCCACAGAATTTGATTACCTCAAATTCATGTCTTACTACAATCTAAAAACCATGACGAATGAAATCATGGTAAAAGAGGAGTATAAGTCGCTAATTGGATAAAGGAGAAACTTATGAAAATAGGAATGAGAAAACCAAGTCTAACCAGAAGTTTTAAAGCTAGAACTACTAGCAAATGGAAAAGACAGGTCAAAAAAGCTATTATCCCAGGATATGGTAAGAAAGGGATGGGATGGGTTAAAAATCCAAAAAAAGCCATGTATAACAAGATTTATCATAAGACAACCTTTGGACTTTCAGATTTGTTCAAATCATCCAAAAAGAGAAAAAAGAAAGTAGTCACCAACAAACCGCAATCTATTCTTACCTCTAATAGCAAGAAGAAACACACAGCAAAAGATTACAAAGAGGCATCGCTTTTTTATCTAGTAATTTCTATAATACTGCTTTTTCTGACTCCTCCTTTCGGAGTCATACTTCTGTTATTTAGTTTCATGATGTTTTTGTTCGGACATTTCACTGCAAAACACGAAAAAGATAGACAATTATAGCGGTTCTAGTGTTGATAAGATTGTTTTCCATGATGATTTCTTGTTGATGGGAACAAATTGTCATACATATCTAATCCTAATTACAGATATGATGCAATTCTTACAGATAGAGGAGGATCATATAAAACCCTCAATATTGAAACCAATAGAGTCATTTCTTGTAAAAGTGACTTAACTTACTACCTAGATTTAATAGTATGGCGTCTCGCCAAAAAAATCCCCACACTCGCAAAGTTTGGCGACTCTGAGTGTGAGGAACTTACGTATAAGAAACAACCATTCAAAAGGTCGTTTTCTTATACCCATTTTAACAAAAAAGTGAGGTAAACGCAATGTGGATGGAAGAACTTCCCAACGGAAAATACAAATTTTTTGAGCGATATAAAGATCCATATACTGAGAAATTAAAAAAAGTTTCAGTGACCATGGAGAAGAAAACTCCTCAGGCAAGAAATCAAGCTGCTATCTTGTTGCAAGAGAAGATAAATAAAAAACTCAGCACAAAACAGGTAGAAAGCATTACATTTGAAGAAATCTATGACCTTTTCTATAAATCATGGGCGCAAACAGTAAAAGCATCTACAAAACACAATTATACTTTTGTTGATGCAACTATGAAAAAAGAAATACCATCTGACACTTTACTAGCTAATATCGATAGACGATATATCCAGAGCAAGATTGAAAATATTATTGATAGCAATGGCTATCATACAGCTTATAGAGTCCGCAGCAGACTCAAAAGCGTCTTCGATTATGCAGTTCAATACTCCTATATCGGAAATAACGAGGTTAATTACACGGTTATTCCTAAAAAGCCGGAAACTTTAGAAGATATTGAAAAAAAGCGCAACAAGTTTTTAACTATGCAAGAAATCAAAACATTAATAGACGCACTAAACAATCAACCGTATCAACAAAAATATGCCGATATGGTAACGGTTCTTGCTCTTACTGGTATGAGATATGGAGAGTTGACAGCATTACAACTCAAAAATATAGACTTCCAAAATAAAAAAATTGAGATTACAGGTAATTTTGATTCAGTAAACAAAATAAAAACATTGCCAAAAACCGCAAAATCCATTAGAACAATATTGGTATCAGATGCGGTTATAGAGGCCATACAGCGTCAAGTAATCCGCCTCACTGAACGCCATCAGCCGCTAAAAGATGATGATTATATCTTTTGCTTAGAAGTCTGGAATAGCCCAATAACATTAGCATCTTTTATTCAAATTATAAAAAAATACGGTGCGAAAGCTGGAATAGAAAAAAATTTATCTAGTCATATTTTCAGACATTCTCACATCTCGTTTTTAGCAGAGTCTGGATTACCTATCAAATCAATAATGGATCGTGTTGGTCACTCAAACGCAAAAATGACTTTAGAAATATACTCCCACACTACACAAGATATGGAGGGTAAACTCGTAGAAACGTTAGATAGTATTTTTTAATTTTGCCCCTTTCCTGCCCCTTTCATTCGCACAAAATAACAATACCCCTTGGAAATACTGGATTTTCAAGGGGTATTTTTTTGTCATTAGAATCCGTCTACTTTTACAAATACCTTTACATCGTTTTACTATATCTTACAACACCTTTTAGAACGGCTATATTTTGAGCTTTTAAATAAATGTTTTTACATCACTTTACAGAGATTTACGACACTTTTGCCCCTTTTTTGCCCCCTGTTTTTATTTTTAACAAAACACCGTTTTTGACAATAATCAAAAAATAAAAAGGATCTATTATTAACAAAATGGCATTTTTGACAATAATACACCAAGATTTCCCTTCCTATTCTTCATGTAAGCGCTTTTTTGAACAATAGGATTGTAATTTTGCTTTCTAATCGTTCAAAATGCGTGTTTTTGCAAAATAGAAAAACGCAAGCCAAGCGGCCTGCGGAAGCATCATCTATTCTAAATAGTCTTTTTCTGTAATTACTTTCAATCTAGTAGAATAATTCTGGAATGTTGAGAATTTAAAGCGTTTTGGATCTTCAAGTTTGTTTCTATCATTTGCTTCCAAAGCGTGATTATAGTCTATAATAGCTTTTACCAACTTATTAATAATAGCTCTATCATTGTCCATTACTTTATAATAATCTTCGATTTTCCGAAGGCGGAAAGTCGTATTCAGTAAATAACTTTCATCTTCTAAAATCAATGTTTTACCAATATCTAATCCTTCAACATATCCTTCTTTTGCCGAATTTCTAAGCTTATACTTCAACTGATACTTTTTAGGAATGTAACTTCTAAATGGAATCAAGAATGTTAGCCCCTGTATTTTGACAACAGTTACCGCAAATCCCCTTCCTTTATTCATTACTTCCTTTGTCTTAAAGTCATAATCCATCGCTTGAATAAGGTCGTAATCCTTGCACATTTCTAAATCAATTTGACCTAATTTTAACTTCTTACTTTTCATTCCTATTCCTTAGATAAAAAGCTCACTAAAAAGTGAGCAACATTTCCAATGAGATACTTCTGTTGACGAGCGCGTCTCTCCGCCCCCTCATTGCCTCAAGAAAAGGCTGGGCGAATCGAAAGGAGGTAGATTTTTCCTGTTTTCAATTCTACTTATTTTTGCACATTTTTTGAATTTTGTCAAACAAAAAAACCGCAAGCCTGAGCCTGCGGTTAAAGAACATTTTAGAAAGTTTCCTTTCTATTTATTTTTTAAAATTATTTAGTCGTAATCAAGCCGTCTGGTTCTACCGTGAATTCTGGTTTATCTGCCATGCTGCCGTCTGCCTTGAGGTAGTACCAACCTGTTCCGTCTGCTGACTGTACGAAAGCATTAGATACCATAGTACCTTCTTTACCGTCAAGATAGTACCAAGTCAGCTTATGCTTAATCCAGCCAGTGACCATCTTGCCTTCTTCATCGAAGTAATACCAAGCATTGTTGATACGAGCCCAGCCAGTGGCCATAGAGCCTGAATCCGTGAACCAGTACCAAGCGTCTTTATAATTCAACCAGGTACTACGCTTCATGAAGCCTTTTTCATCAAAATAGTACCAAACATCATTGATCTTCTCCCATTTATTGGTTGGATATGAGCCGTCTTCACGAACCCACCACCAACCGTACTGGTTCTGTTGCCAGCCTGTTTCAACCTCTTCAGGCGGTACAATATACCCAACGATTTCATCGACAGAACGCTCATTGTAGCGACAAGGTCCACCTACTTCAAGATAGTCCCAGTTTCCATCGATGTTCTGCTCAATCGTCTTGATGGTAGAGCCGTCTGAGTCTTCATAAACAAGCCCTGTGTGCCCGTAGTTGACACCGTCGCCAGCTACGTATGATTTCACGAAGAACCAACCTGCCTTTGGATAGTCAGCGTCATACACGACTTTCAAGCCTTGAGAACGTGCTGATTCAAGCAAGTCATAAGCGTT